AGCCGCAAGGTACTTCTATTAAATCAGTTGTTAATATAGATGCCTGGGAAGATGAGCATTTTGAATCGCAAGCTATTCGTATTAAAGAATTGTATTATAAATATAATGCCCGTAGACTTGTTATAGACGGTAATGGCTTAGGTATTGGTTTAATTGACTATATGATTAAACCACAAATCGTGCCGACCACTGGCGATATCTTACCTGACTTCGGTATCTATAATGATGAAGAAGGATATTATAAGAAATATCGTAGTGAAAATTGTGAAGAAAATGCTATTTATATTATGAAGGCTCATGCGCCAGAAAATACTGAAGCATATTCTGCAACCCAAACCGCTTTAACTTCGGGGAAGTTGAAGTTTTTAATAGATGAACGATAGGCCAAAACTAAGTTATTAAATACAGCTGCTGGTAAGGCCATGTCGCCAGAAAAACGTAATACTTATTTAAAACCCTTTGTTATGACCGGTATTCTACGAGATGAAATGATGAATCTCCGTGAAGAAAATGAAGGCGTTAATATTATTTTAAAGCCTGTATCTAAAAAGATCAAAAAGGATAAATTTTCCGCTTTAGCTTATGGTTTGTATTATATTAAGCAAGAAGAAGATGCGCGGAAACGTAAGCGCAATCGTGACTTTAGTAAGTGGAAATTTTATACAAGTGGTCAGTAAAAATTAATTTGATTAATTAGTTTTTTATGTTTAAATAGATAGAGGGTTCTTCGTGTAGAAGAACCCTTTTCCATTATAAGAAAGAGATGAAAGATATGGATGCAAGTAGAGCAGAAGTTAAAATTAAAGAAATTTTACAGATGAATGATATTAATTTTTCACAAGAGTATGTTATCCCAGGATTGTGTGCGTCCAGTGGTCGTCCTCTTCGGTTTGATTTTGCAATTTTTGATGATGATAATAACCTTGTTGCTTTAATTGAGTACCAAGGAAAACAACATTATCAAGCGTCTCCAAGATTTGGCGGAAAACGTGGATTATATCAACAATAGTTTAATGATAATAAGAAGAAACGATTTTGCGCTTTAAACAATATTAATTTAGTTGAGATTCCTTACACGGAGGAAAATCTTATTTCCTATGATTACCTCATGGCAAGAATAGGATTATTCTAAATAAGGGGGTGAATCTGGTTTGGCTGAACTAAATTTGGACACAAAAGCTCGTCAAACTGCAATTCACGAAAAGGGATTTCGTTTAAGTAGCGGAACCAGAATTGTAGATGAAGGGCCAAATTTGCCGCCTGGGGTACGTAACTATGGAAAAATCAAATTGGGGCCATCTACTTTAGATGACGCCACTTTAGAATTAGGCAATTTCCGTCCAAAATTATATCCACATTTCAGTAAAGCATATATCTTAAAATGTTTACACGATAATGATATACCACGTTTGATATAGATTTCAGAAGAATTTTATCGTATGAGCGGCATATACTCTCGTGTATGTAATAGTATTGCTACATTATATCGCTATGATTGGTATGTGGCACCTGAAGTATATGATGAAAAAGTTAAAGAAGATAAAGTTATTGATGAACTAATTAAGATTCTTCGATTCCTTGATGATTCTAATATTGCCGCAACCTGTGAGAAAATAGCAAGAAATGTTATAGTTCGTGGCGCATATTATGGTTATATTATTGATAGTAAAGAGGCTTGTGTGCTACAAGAATTGCCTTTACGCTATTGCCGCAGCCGTTTTAATGTAAACGGTCGGCCAGTTGTAGAATTTGATATGCGTTATTTTGATGATATGTGGGCAAATTTGGAAGTACGTACTCGTATTTTAAATATGTTTCCTCCAGAGTTCAAAAAGGGGTATTTGTTATTTAAACAACATAAACTTCCGCCAGATGACTTAATGAGTGCTTATGGTAGTTGGTATGTATTAGAACCTGGACGTGCTTGGAAATTTAGTATGAATAATGGAGACATTCCATTTTTCGTTAATGCCATTCCTGATATTATCAGCCTGGATGAGGGCCAAGATTTAGACCGTCGTAAATAGATGCAACAACTATTAAAGATTTTAATTCAAAAGTTGCCTATGGATAAAAATGGCGATTTAATATTTGACCTTGATGAAGCACAAGACATACATGAAAATGCGGTTGATATGTTAAAACGTGCTATTGGCGTTGATGTATTGACCACATTTGCCGATGTTAGTGTTGAAAATATGGCTGATAAAAATACAACAACCACTCGTGATGATTTGGAGAAATTAGAGCGAACGGTTTATAATTCTTTAGGTATTTCTCGTAATTTATTTAATACGGACTCTAACTTGGCTTTAAGTTTTTCGGTATTAAATGATGAAGGTGTATTTAGACCTTTACTTTTGCAATTTGCAACTTTTTATGATATAATTACGAGGGGTATAAGTAGTGCAACTAAGGGGTCTGGACGTAAAAGTAATCAATATATTTTCAGACTTTATATGCTTGAAACTACTCAATACAATTATAAAGACCTAGCCAAAATGTTCAAAGAGCATGTACAAATTGGTTATTCTAAGATTTTGCCGCAGGTTGCATTGGGTTATTCTTAGAGTTCTATTTTGAATACCGCCCACTTTGAAAATGAGGTACTTCACTTATCAGAACTTATGTTGCCTCCATTACAATCTAGTACACTTAATGCCGAAGGACTTAAAGCATTAGGGCCAGATAATAAGGGTAATGGTAAAACTGGTCGTCCTAAGAAGGAAGATAGTGAAAAGGCACCTAAGACAATTAAAAATGAAGAAGCCAAATAAATTGGGCGACGCATATTAAATAAATTATTTTAACTTTTATTGATAATTAGAAGAAATTGAAAAGGAGGGGTTCTATTGGCGCATACTTCTATACCAGTTGATACTCCTATTGAGTTACTCAATATTAGTCCTTTAGACATTTCTCCTTTAATATCCAAATGCCAGATTAAGGTCTGCTATGTAAGTGATAAACCGAATCGTAATCGTTCTGTAATTACAGAAGAGACTGCTCGTAAAATGGCTCCTTCGCTTCGTGGTGCTGCTATTGTGGGGCACTACGAAGCCTATAAGGGAGACTTTGAAGAGCATAACAAACTGGTAGAACTTAAGAATAATACGGCTACTGTAATTGAAGATACACGTCCTTATGGATTTGTAGATTTAAATGCTCCGGTATGGTTTCAAGATTTCTTAGATGATGACCAAGTTGTACGCAAGTATTTGGTTACAGAAGGTTATCTTTGGACTGGTCAGTATCCAGAGTGTCAGCGTGTTATTGATGATGGAAATAATCAATCTATGGAATTAGATGATTATTTAACACATGGCGAATGGACAACCTTAGATAATACAAAGATGGAATTTTTTATTATTAATGAAGCAGTAGTTTCCAAACTTTGTATTTTGGGAGAAGATATGGAACCCTGTTTCGAGGGTGCTAATATTACAAAAAGTACTACTCAATATTCTTTTGATCGAGGAACATTTGCTAATCAGCTACTCTCCTTGATGCAGGATATTAAAGGAATCTTGAGTAAAGGAGGAAAACCGGCAATGTTTGATTTATACAAGGTTGAACTGGGCGACGATATGTGGAAGTCCGCTTTTAGTATCGCAACTGGTATCAACGAAAAGTACATTGTAAATGGAGTATATAATAATACTGACGATACTCCTGATAAGTATTTCCTTATTGCTTCTGATGAAGAGAATAATCGTGTACGCATCAATTTCTCTATTGGCGAAGATGGTGCTACCACCTATGGCGTCCAGGAAGATTTTGAAATTCCTGCCGATTATGAGCCTGTATTTACTCGTGAAGCTGTAAGCGAATACCTTGCCGCTCAGGTTGAGGAAACTCCCGCGGCAGAAGAGGGCAATTCCGGTGAAACTGGTGAGCCTGAAATTGATAATAATGTAGGAACATATAAGCTGGAAGAAATTCCAGAATATGTTGAGGCTATGCAACGTATTGAACAGTTAACTACTGATTATGCTGCTCTAAAGGAAACTGCTGACGCTGCTACAGCCGAGCTTGCTACCTTACGTGAATATAAGAATAGTGTCGAACGTAAGGATAAGCAGGCAATGATTGATAGCTTCTATATGCTCTCCGACGCTGAAAAGAAGCCCGTCGTTG